CCCATCCGGTCAAGATTGCATCACCGGCGAAAGACAGGCAATCCCCTACGAGGGCCCAAAAGGTCCTCCTCTAGGGAAAAGTCCAGCCATGGACCTCGTGGTGGACTCTTCGGTTCTTCATCTCCCGAGCACGGAGATGGCTCTCGAAGTTCAACTAGAGTGTCGAAGTCTCGCGATGGACGCAGAGACACCTCATCCCACAACGGAGGGAGCGGGTCAAGAAAAAGTCGTTCACAGTCCAAAATGGAGGGTGGTTCCCCTTCAGGAGGCAAAGCTGGCAAACCTCAGCAATATCAGAAGAAGAAATATGTTTATAGAGGAAATGCTGGAACAAGACAGTCCGCAAAACTTGCAGAAGTCTTTGACTCTCTTCAGAGATCAGAGGCTGAAGTACGTGGAAATGCAGATGCTCTTAAAGATGCGTTGGAAGAGGCGAGGTTGGCGAATGAAGCTAACCAGACCCTCAACAACGACGTCTATGCGCGTGAACCAGGGAAGGTTGTGCACTGGGGTTTCACCCCTGAACAACCTGTACGGATTGTAAATGAAGAAAAGGCTTCAATGGCGCCCTTAGAGCCAACAATCCCCGGCAGCTGTGAGGCAGCGCCTTTTGAGGAGTCCCCTCCTCAATTGAACATACCACATGTGTTTAAGAAAGCATCAGGAGTGCATTACAAGTGGTATGAGGGAAAGACCTTAAAAACCTGGTCTCCCGCTTTCTATGGACTACTGTGTGGTGCATGCATACTTGTTTTCTCGATCTTAATAGTTTATTTTAAGGTATGCAACATAGAGTCTACGGAAAGTGCACAATTTTGGAAATACGCCACTGGTAATTTTCACATGAATAATCGACCAGTCTCATGGTATGTATATAGTGCCGAGCGAGCACTACACCGAGACTTGGATCGTTTTGACATGTACTGGCAGGAACTAAACCTATGGCAATGTATATCCTTAATTGCAGTCACAGTGATTGGCTGTTTCTCTTACTTTAAAGCAGGAAGGAAGAGATATGCTATAAAACATGCCTACTCTACCGTGGGAACCTTGGAAAATGCTTTGCTCGACTTGAGACCGGACGCTGTGTCTCAGGGAAAGATGAAACACGAGTTAGCATTAATGCACAAGGTGCTGTATACTAGAACAGATAGGTACGGCCGGTTAGTCTCACAAGAGCCTCTCTATGTCTCCATGGAGTTGCTCGTACAAATCACGACAAGTAAGAATGTAGATATTACCTCTTCAGAAGGAGATACTCGTAGGAGACTCTTCCATGCCGCTGTTACTTCAAACTCCGTTAATTATAATAAATATAGTATGTTTGAAGGGCATGATCTTGTCCAGGACACAGTCGCGCTTGCTATGGGTTATTACAAGCAGTTGCAGCATAAGAAAATCGACCGTGTTCCTTTTTCACGTCCCCAGCTGTTATAGGCAGGTGGATTGGATATGGGTATAGAGCAGGAGAAGTGAAGTTGCCGCCGATACCAGTACCGAAAGATTCCCTTAGAATATCTGAGCCTCGAGAAGTTGATTTGACTTTTCGACCCGCAGTTCAGGTTAGTCTTGGGCCAGTACTGGTAGGAGCAGCATTGCCACACCCTGATCCCCATGATCCGGCCACCATGATAGCTGGGGTGGGCAAGAGATTCGGTCTCGCCCCTCCTAAACCAAACAAATTGCTTCTGGCTTCTTTTAAAAAGTTTGTCAAGAAGTGGGTCCGCAAAAATCTAATAAAGTTACCGGCTGACCTAGACCTATCGGTTGATACGTGGCTTGCAAACACAGCTTATCCTGAGTCGAGGAAAGCGGAGCTGCGGAAAATCTGGGAGAAAGTTGGAGCCTTGGAAAAGCTTCAGATCAAAGACTTTCTTGTGAAATCATTCCAGAAAGATGAAACATATGACGACTACAAACATGCTAGGGGTATCAACGCACGCACTGATGAATTCAAATGTGCCGTAGGACCTTATTTTAAGGCTATAGAGCATGTACTCTTCCAACACGCGTGTTTCATCAAGTACATTCCAGTACAACAAAGACCTGACTACATATACGAGCTGCTCTATTCCCCCAATGGAAAGTATATGGCGACGGACTACACAGCCTTTGAAGCCTTGTTCACTAAAGAATTAATGGAATCCTGCGAATTCGAGTTGTATGATTATATGACCGAAGATCTTCCAGAACATGCAAGATTCATGGCGTTGTGTAGAAATGTGTTGGGAGGTTGTAATAATTGCTACTTTAAGAACTTTAAGGTAGCATTGGACGCCACCAGAATGTCTGGTGAGATGTGCACTTCGCTTGGGAATTCGTTTACGAATTTGATGGCGATGTTGTTTATGTGCAAGCAAAAAGGAGTGAAGAATGTAAAGGGAGTCGTTGAGGGTGACGACGGTCTTTTTGTTGGAGAAGGGGACTTCCCAACTGTTGAAGACTTTGCCCAATTGGGACTAATCTTGAAAATGGAAGTCCATTCTGATCTCTGCACTGCATCTTTCTGTGGTATTGTTTTTGATACACAGGACAAGACGAACATCTACAATCCCCTCAAAGTCCTAGCTTCTTATGGATGGACTAGTAGATATTACAATGGAGCAAAAATGAGTACTAGGATGGCCTTACTTCGGGCGAAATCCTTATCCTTATTATACCAGTATCCAGGGTGTCCTATTGTCTCTGCTCTCGCTGAATATGGCTTGAGGGTTACGAGATCGTATGATATTCGAAATCTGGTCAGAAAAGGAGGTAACATGAATAACTATCAGAGAGAATGGTTGCGAGATACGTGGCTGAACCGCCACCTTGCCGTGCGAAAGCCGGTAGGGGAACGAACCCGATTTTTGGTTGAACGACTCTACGGGATTAGAGTTGAAGACCAGTTAATCGTTGAGAAGATACTCGACAACAAAAATGATTTAGAACCTCTGAAATTGGATGTTATTGCTCATCTATTCCCTCCCTCTTGGGTGGACTATTGGGATAATTATGTGCTACAAATAGATTGTGGATCAAGACATAAGAATGATTATCCTCCCCAATGTTGGGACCAAACCCGGTTTCCTGTGATCCAAGAAACCGGTTAGATGCACGGCGCTAACTGCCGCGTTTGGGAAAGTGTGGACGCTGCCTTTGGGCGACCTGCG